ACATAAGGGGAGAGGTCAAACGGCCTCGACTCGAAGAAGGTGTCGAGGAGGCTGGTGAAGAACTGGCGGTAGGCTCCTTTCGGGACACGGCCTTCGGCTGCGGAGAAAAGGACGAGCTCGAGCCGCGAGCGGTAGGTCTCGGGAAGTGAGAGGTTCAAGAGCGCGGAGGGCTCGAGATTCGGTGGGCGGCCTCGGGTCATGGGAAGTAGTCCTCACCTTTGGCGCCAGGAAGGGGGATGACGAACTTGTTTGTGCGGCCATCGCGGTAGGTGCGCAGGCCGTGGGCAGGCGCCAAGCACAGTAAACAATCTTCGAGTGCCTCCCACGGGTAAACAACGCCCGGGACGGCAAGGGGGGTAAGGCCGCCTGCTTTCTTGTTGCGCTCATACCGTTGTCGGCAGCTCTCGAACGACTGCTCGGTGAAAAAGAATTTTCGCGTAAAACGGCCCGTTCGAGTAC